AGCGCCGACCCAAAGAGCTTATTCCGGATCTGGTTGTCATTCGACTTAAAGGTCGCCCACCAATCGCGCTGCCCATCGCTGCCAAAGCCGCTAATCGCGCCTTGGATTGTGTTTTCTAGTCCGCCGGTGAACGTGTTGCCGCCGTACTCGTCCTTGAAGCCATTCAGCGACGACGACAGGCCCGCGAAAGTTTCCACCTGGGGGGAATACTTCTTTTCAGCCCACTGCGGGATTGGCTTCCCGCCACCCTTGGCGTCGTCGTCAGCGTCGATACCCAGTGCGGTGCGGACGCCTTTGACGCCGAGAGACTTACGGATATCTGGGGGGACGTCCGTGGGATCGGTGATGGTTTCCCAGCCGTCATCCTGACCAGCCATCAGCGTTTCCTCCGCTGCAGCCGGCCATCAGGGCCTATACGGTACTCATAAGAGCCGCCGGATCCACCGCCACCCGAGCCGCCGCCAGCAGCCTTGCGGTCCGCTCTATCGGCCGCGCGTTCAGCGCGTGCGCTAGACGCCTCACCGCGTGCGATAGATGCCTCAGCAACACGCTCGCGCATGTCGGCGATGCGATTAGCGCGCTCGTTGTCTGCCTCGCGGTCTTCAGCACGTGCGCCGTAGCCAAGGCTATCCAACACCGGGCCCGCTTTTTCACCGAGCGTGGTAGCAATGACCGTCCCAGCCAAGGCCTTGGCCTGAGTGATTTTCACCGAGTCGCCACTTTCGATGTTGGCGATGATGTGGTCGGTAATCTCGGTGCTTTCACCATTGGCAGCCAGCGCGGTGCGCCGGTCTTTCAATTTAGCTAATGCCGCGTCGTTGGCGCCGGCGTTAAGTAACCCGCCGACCTCCATTGCCGCGGTCAGGTTACGCTTTTGCATAACCTCACCCTGCTGGTCGGACATGGCCTTGATCGCCTGATAGCGCTCGGGGTGCTTCAGCATCAGGCTGGACAGGCTCGCCGTGGTCGGCGCTGCCATCACACCCTGAATGTCAGCATCCCACGCGCTCTGCGCGGCTGCCTGCCGTTCGAATTCCTGCTGCTTAAGCGCAGTCTGGTCTTCCCACCGCTGCTGTTGAGCGTCCTGCGCCTGGTTCTGGCGACGCAGCTGCAGCCCCTGCATAAGTGGCGTCAGGTCTGGCCTCACCAGCATCCCGGTATAGTTGATTGGGCCCTCAACCATCTCAGAACCCCGCGATCGTGCCGGCCACTTGGGCCATCGTGTTGAAGTTGTTGCTGACGAGGTTGCCCTTGGCGATCTGGCCGCCTGCGATCGCTGCGCCCTGTTGAGTGAGCTGCTGCCCAATCAACTGCCCGGTCTGGATGCCGGCGTTGCCTACCCCGGCCGCAGCGTTCTGGCCGAGCGAGGAAATTTGCCCAACGCGCTGGAACTGGTTGTTGAAAGTGTTGGCGAGTAGATCTGCCCGGAAGTTCGCGAGGCTGTTGTTAACATTGCCGCCACGCAGGCCGCCGGTCGCGGCAGCGTTCTGCAAGATCGCTTCCTCGCCCTGGCGGACTCCGGTGGTGTACTCGGGTCCAGCCAGTAGTGCGTTCATGCTGTCCTGCTGCTGGGCTGTCCCATTCAGCCCGATCATGGACATCTGTTGCGCGATGGCCTTTGAGCCCGCGTCTACGAACGGAGATTGCAACTGTTGGTTAGCAAGGCGCGCGTCACGGGCCTCCGCAATAGCCTTATCGGCCGCTGCGGCTTGCGTGTTGGCTGCTTGCTGGGCGCCCTTAGCGGACTGCGACGCACCGGTGATGCCGCCGAGAATGCTGCCAACTGCGTTGCCAATGAATGAGATCGCACCTGCTCCGCAACTTTGCTGGAGCGGTGCCGGGGCCGCAATACTCGACACGAGGACTGTACGCGATTACGATCCGTGCTACAAGCCCGGAATGACCGACCGCGAAATTCTGGACGACATCCACAACAAAGTGACTATTCAGCTTGCGGCGCTGGACGACGACCGTCGCCGGCGACAGCAGGCTAACACACGCATTCGTCAGGATCTCGCAGGTGTGCTGGTATGCGTCGGCTTGATTTTTGTCGCAGTCTTGGTGGGCTCTGAGGCGTTCAATACGTGGTGGGCCAAGCTGCTTCTGATAGTCGGGGTGCCTTGCGCGCTCGGCTTTTTAGTCAACCGGGTCTGGGATGAAGAGGGAGCCTGAACTCTCGCCACGTAACATCCCCAGATAGACGACATCGACCGGCGCCCCATTGATCCAGCACGCCGAGCGCTTCACGCCCTCGCGCTGGAAGCCAAGGCGCAGGCAGTAATTGACCGCACTCGGCAACGTCGCCAGCACGGGCGCGGTGATGCGGAGCAGGTTGCCATCCTCCCACAGCTGCGCCAAGAACATCGCCCCAAGCGCTCGCCCGTGCCTGGTCGCCCACCTCGCCAGCGCCGCGTGTACCTCGATCTCGTACTCGCTATGCCGGATCGCCATGAACACGCCGGCGATACGCCCCCCGACGCGCGCTGCGTGATACTCGATGTTCGGGCTGTCGATGTATCCCGGGTCGCGGCTATCGTGCCGGATCTTGTCGGCGATCCAAGGAGATTGCAGGACGGCGTTGATCACCGCCGCGTCCGTGATCAGCTTGACCGTAAGCATATCCCCGCTCATAATCCTTTCCGACAAAACGACCCGCCCGGATGCGACAACATCGCGGGCAGGTCTGACCACAAACGTGTAGGAGCACGATCATGGCTGTGAATGACGTTAGCAACTGGTGGGACGTGGGGGAAGCGCCCGGTCTCGTTGAATGGTGCAAGAAAAACGTCAGCGACGCTTGCGCTAGCTTGGTAAGCGAAATGACCGTAACCTTTGAGAGTGAAGATGGCGCGGGTGACTTGCTAAGCGGCCAGCCCTGCTTGGCGGTATGGTCCCCGGTGGCCAGTTTTATACCTGAAGAAGCCAGCCGTTTCTCGTTAAGCGCCATACTGGACGACTTGGTCGATCTAGAGATGGAGCCCGATGTTACTCACAGGTTTTTTGACCGCATCATAGAAGTAGTTGAGGGGCATAGACTCAAACTGCCGCCTAGGGCGTAAGCGCGCCGTTCCCTCGCAGATCGGTGATGGCGGCAGCTAGTCTCGTTGTCAGAGCGGCAACCTGGTCCATGAGCCCTTGTACATCGGTCGCAGTGTAAGTCACGCCTGCCGTGCCCGCGGCGTATGCCGGCAGCGCGGCGCGCGACACAGAGCCTGCAGGCGCGGCGAACACCGGGCCCAAGTCCTTGGTCACCTTCGTATCCGCCAGGTCGTAAGCGTCATCAGCGCGCCCCATCGCCGTGTCAGCCGTGCCCTGCGCGAACTCGGCCGTCCCCTGCGCTTCTTCGGCCTTGCCGTCGGCTACCCCTGCGTCGGTGACTGCTTGGTTGGCCGTGCCCTGTGCTGCCGCGGATGCAGCCGGCGCATCGGTAAAGGCTGCACGCTGAAGGCTTTCGTAAGACGCAATGCCGCGCGGGGAAACGCCAATACCGCTCGCCGCGATCTCTCGACGACCGATCTCGGTGTAGTCGAGGTCGTTGTTCTCAAGACTGGCCACCCATACCCTCCAGTAGCGCCTCGAGACGGGCGAAGGCGATCGGTGCCGTGGTGAGCCCGCGGAAGCGGAAGCCGCGCCAGTTACGCATGCGGCCAAGCCTGCGCCATGCCGGGCGGGCCGCACGATCGCCGCGCCTGCCTGCCCCGCTCTGGCGCTCCTGGCTGTACGTCAGGCCATCGTCGGTATGGGACAGGTTGACGGTTGGCGCGATGTCGTTCGACCTGCCCGCCAGCGTCACCAGCTCAAGATCGTGAATGATCGCGCCCATCCCCGCGTTGTAGGTCAGAGGGGTGTCGAACATATAACCGACCGTATCGCCGAAGATCGTCGCGATGCTTTCGTCGATCACCCCGATCGCGGTTGGCGAGCCCACCCACCAGCGTCCGCCAGTGTAGGTCAGGTTGCGCGCGGGGTAGGATCCTGTCGCATCCAGCCCGCCCGCTAGACGATGCCACACCGGGAAGTCGAGCTGCTGCGATGCTGTCCAGTCGTAGCACCACGTCCCCGTCGGGAGGTGCACGCGTAGCTCGACCGAGCCCGCACCGTTGATCGCCTCGACCTGGACCTCGTTGACATCGGCAACGGAAAGCGCTGCCAGTTCATCGTCGAGCTCGCGCGGACTGATGCGGATCGCCTGCCCCGAGCCCGCCAGATAGACCGCCGGCGCCTCGTTGCGCCCCGATCCGCAGAACGCGAACGTCTCAACGAACAGGGCATAGCCGTTGCGGCCGACGCAGCCCTTGGGG